CTTGCTCCAGAGGTTTCTGTTCCTAAAGAATTATAACCCAAAGAAGTATTGTCTAAACCTGTGTTAAGGGCATCACCTGCAAAAGTACCAATGATGGTATTTCTAGTGCCTGTAGTGTTTAATTTAAGAGCCTCATGTCCAACTGCTGTGTTATTACTTGCGGTGGTGTTTGCATTTAGTGCATTTTTGCCCAGAGCCACGTTGGATGCGCCTGTGGTGTTATTACGCATAGCGTCATGTCCAACCGCAATGTTATCGTTGGCAGTAGTGTTGTCTCCCAGAGCGGTTGCGCCAATAGCAATATTTCTTGCACCCGTGGTGTTATCCTGCAAGGGTAAATTACCAATGGCTACATTAAAGTCACCCGTAGCGTTTGCTTTTGAAGCCTCAAAGCCAACTGCCGTGTTGGATGCGCCTGTGTTGTTTAATCCTAAGGCATTATATCCAAGAGCCGTGTTGTTATCACCAGTCGTAATTGCAGTACCTGCTTCATCGCCCACAGTCACATTAAAGTTACCGCCAGATTGTATTGAGTTACCTGCATTAACACCTGCTCTGAAGTTAGAAGTTCCTAAAGTGTTAGTAGACATACCATCTGATACAGATATTCCAGTTACGTCTATGCCTGTTGATGTTGTTGACAAACGAGCTGTGCCACCCTGATTCAATATAATAGGCTCATCAGAGGCTAGAGTTGTAAGGACAAGGTTAGTACCAGCGTTATAAATAATACGTGCATCGTAATCATCAGAAAATGGTGCTTTGAGGTCAATGTGTCCACCAGATGGGCCACCCACTTCAATATTACCGTATCCCGAGGCTTTGTTGACATTTAAAGTACTAGTGAATGTACCACCGCCAGTTACGTCTATACCTGTTGATGTTGTCTCAAACTTATTAATACCATTGTGAAAAAGCTTAACAGCACCGCCTGTTATAAATCTTCCCATATTCGCATCATTATCAGTATCATATAAAGCAACTTCTGTACCGTTACTTTGTAAACTAAGAATCCCTGACCCTGTATCGGCAACGATGCTATTATTAGCATTATGGTAAATCTGTAAGTCAGACCCAGCACCGAATATGGCTTTACCATTATCTGGTAACTTTATATCGTGGTTAAAGGTTGCACTACCAGCGTCAGACATATCTAGGGTGAGGGCTGTAAACCCTGACCCACTGCTATCATTGCCTTGAAAAATAATGTCTTTGTCATTACCTTGGCTTTTTATAAGGAAGTTTGAAGAAGTAGTAAAAAATGCGCCATACTCAGTACCACCATCTTTCAGCCTAACAACACCAGAACTATCTGCGTCAAGATTAATTTCTCCTGCAACGTCTAGTGTGAAGTTGCCAGAAGACAGTGCTAATGTAGTCCCATCAAGCGTGAAGTTATCTACTTTTACACCTGCGTTGGCTGTTACTACTCCACCAACCGCCAATGTACTTGCCATATCCACAGCACCATCAATGTCTACCACGTCTAGGTTAGTTGTACCGTCTACGTCTATATCACCTGAGATGTCTAGGGAAGCACCTGTAAGAACTCCAGCAACTGTAAGTGTAGAGGCCATATCAACAGCGCCATCAATGTCCACGACATCTAAGTTAGTTGTGCCGTCTACGTCTATGTCACCTGAGATATCTAAGGATGCACCTGTAAGAACTCCTGCAACTGTAAGTGTAGAGGCCATATCAACAGCGCCGTCGATATCTACCACGTCTAGGTTAGTTACACCGTCTACGTCTATGTTACCTGAGATGTCTAAGGAAGCAGCTATAATCTCACCGCTAGCGTTTATCGCACCGTTAATGTCTATTGTAGTAGCGGCTATTTGTATTTCAGTATCGGCAACTATGTCTAACTGACCATCTGCCGATGAGTTGATGAATATACCGGTGTCACGAAATTGTATCTTTTGGTCTGTAGCTGTAGTGTTGCCGATAGCAAGAACCTCTGCAAGCGTATCAACTGTATCAACTTGGCTATCTACATAAGCCTTAATAGACTGCTGTGTAGAAAGGGCTGTAGCACTGTTAGACGACATGTTGTCTTCATCGAGTATATCTGTAATAGCAACAGAACCTGTACCTGATAAACTGTTAAACTCTAACGTACCTACATCAGTAGTCCCTGTTACAGTTAGTGTGCTTGCCATATCAACAGCACCATCAATGTCCACGACATCTAAGTTAGTTACACCGTCTACGTCTATGTTACCTGAGATGTCTAAAGAACCAGCATCAAGTTCTCCACTAAGAGTAATGTTAGTAGCACCTGTTATTGCACCATTTAACACAACTGCACCATTAATGTCTATTGTAGTAGCGGCAATCTGTATCTCTGTATCTGCTACAATGTCAAGCTGACCATCAGCACTAGAGTTTATATATATAGCAGTATCACGAAACTGTATTTTTTCATTAGTAGATATAAGTAAGTCATCAGAGAACTGAAAGTAATCTTCGTCTTCCATCCAAGTAATAACACCATCGTTACTACCTCCATCAAATGTAAGAGCTACATCAGCACCATTAGTACCTATTGTAATAGAAGTACCTAATAGTTTAGTAATTGGCCCACCTTCTCCAGTAGTTCCGTCATGTGTGTGTCCTGAACTAGCAGCAAAAGCCGCTAGAAGTTGATCAAACTCATTGTTAAATAAACCTGAGGTAATAGTATCACCATCAGTGAATGAGGATTGTCTTGTATATGTAGAACCCATTTAACGTCTTGCTCCTAATTGATATTCTAGCTGAAAGCCTTTGAGTGAATATGGTGCAGTTTCCCCACCATCATTTATTTTTAATGCAACAGAAAAGCCAGAGCCTTCTACTGATTGTCTTATTAGCGGTTGTGATGGCCCACCAAAAACAAACCTAACTGCTCCATCTATTGTACTAAAAATAGCATCCCCAAATTGAGATGCAACATTAGTGGAATCTAAAGGGTAGGGAGCAGGTCTAGTTGAATTAGAATCTTCATTATCATACCTAATTAATAAGTCTGCGTCAATAGCAGACTCAGGTTTATAGTTTATAATAACTCTTTGCATATGTTTTCGTATACCTGAATCTCCGAAACTCATATCTGCACTTCTATATCGTGCTAGTATAGGTGTACCATCAAAGGTATTACCTTTTTCTTGTCTATGTATAAAACCATTAAAGTCGCCATGTAAAACAACTACGTTACCTTCAATAACAAAGCTGTCAGAAGCAGATGGTTTTATTCCTCGTATCTCAGAAAACTCATACTTGTCAGATCTCATAACACAAATAACACCTTTAGTAATATTTTCTGCCTGATTATCTTTAGTAAAAAATATTCTATATTGTGTTTTATCTTGTATAACTACACTCTCAAAGAGAGCTGAATCTTTTATATTTAAGTCAAACAAGGATTGTACATTTTTACTTATAGTACCAAGCTCTGTATCACCAATTCTTGCAGTAGCGGCAACAGTTCTTAATCCATCAGGGCCAAGAAAAAGTAAGTCACCCCCAAATTCTTGTATTGTGTCACCGTTAACACAACCAATATTTCTAGTAACAGCTTGAATAGCAAAATCACTAGAGCTAGATCCTGTTAGTTTGAATATTCTATTAGAACAAAATATAAAGAGACTGTCACGGAAAACTTTTAAACCTGTGATATCATCATCAACTTTAATACTACCAGCACCTTGACCGCTTGTAAAATTGTCTTCATCAAAAGGTACACTAAATATTAATTCTGCAGGTGTAGTAGACTTACCTGCATAAAACATATGAGATTTAAATGCAGCTATAAACTTAGAACCTGCTACAGCACTAGCACTTACATCCGTAGCCGCAATAGAACTATTAAAAATAACAGGAGCATTAACTTCGTCTACCAATATAATTTTGTCATTACCATCAAAATTAAATCTTTCAAACCTATACTTTACTGCATTGGTTCTGCCTGTATCTCTCTCAGTCCAATTTTCAGAAACAACATCTTGTTTACTATGTGCTGTTGCAACAGTGCTAGATGTTGCTCTTGTTACTCCTGTAAAAGTAGTAACTGTAATTCCTGTATAGGTAAATATTTCAGAGTTTATTTGTAATGTACCACTTGAAGAAAAACCTGTAGTAGAATCTACATTAATAGTACCAGACCCAGACATACTTTCGTTAGATAATATTTTTACAGATAGTTCAGAAGAGGCTGAACTAAATATCTTTTCACCTCTGGATGCTAATACCTTATTAGCAAAACTACAGACCATTAGTACTTTTTCATCAGTACTAGATGTTTGAGGTACTATTTGATTTACATATTTATTGTATCCACTTATTCTTCTGTAGCCACCCTCAATGTCAGGCTCAAAGTTTTCTAGCTCTAGTGCTTCTCCCGGTTGCATAAGAAAAGTAGAACGATTTAAAACTAAACCGCCCTCACAATTAAATGATGCTGGTTGTGTTTGGGAACTATCTGGCATTAGCTTACTAACCTACTACTTCCTGATATATTATTATTATCTATTACTGTAGAACTAAGGTATTCAAATTTATTAATAAGTAATGTTTGCATATTTTTAATACCTTGTTCAAACCTAGAAAAGTTTAATTGGTATTGATTTAACTCGCCTCTATATTGATAAACAAATGCAGTAGCTCCGTCTACAATAACAGGTTTAAACCTATCTGGGATTGTAGTTGTATCTCCATGTGCAGATAAGTCACTAGGAAATGTAAAATAATCAAAAACTAATTTATACTCTTTATCAGGAAAGGGGTACAGTAGGTAGTTGTTATCTAAAGTACGAACTATATTTCTAGGTACACCACCACTACTAAATTGCGTTACTGTTACGCCACTAGAATGGGCTGAAGCTGTAGTGCCATTAGCACCTCGTGTACAACCTGTAATATCATTACCAGAAATTGCAGTATATGTAACTTGCTCACTTCCTATATAAATAAAACCTGTTGCAGAAAGACCTGTTGTAGAAGTTAATGTAAGTGTTCCTACAGAGTTTGAATGTGAACCATTTAAAGTAGTAGTAATAATTTCATCTTCTTTGTTTACAAGATCTTTACTAATATATTCATTGTAACTAAGTATCGACAAGCTATTACCTGAAGAACCTAGAGTAGAATCTTTTTTTATTCTTGCAGTATTGTAATCTACATGCTTTGTATCTGTAGGTAGAGCATAACGTGGTACTCCGGGAACTAGCGTAGAAGAATTGTTTGCATGATTAAAAGGGTAAGCAAATTCTCTTTGATTAATGTAACGTATTGCTTCGTTGACAGCATTCTTACATTGTATCTGTATACCTCTAGCAGTATTAAAATTAGCAGAAGTTAGTGTTACTTCATTCATACGGGTAATAACATCATTAGCTAATGTAAGATATGTAAGTGTCATTATGTTACCTCAAGATGTGATAAAGGGGCTAACTGTTAAGCCAGCCCCTAAAGATTTTTATGCTAAATAGTCACGGTCAACTTCGTTAGCCGTAAAGTCACCTATTTCGCTGACATCCATCAACATAGCAAACACACGTAGTTTACCTGCTGTAAATGATGCACCATCACCTGCAAATGTCACATCAAGTGTATCTGCAGCAGCCGCAACAAGCACACCGGCTTGCGCTACTGTTGGTGCATAAACACCGTCAGATGCACCATCAATATCAAATGCGGCAACGTACTCATTAGGATCAACTGCAGTACCAAGAATAGCAGTGGCATTACTGCCTGTATTCATAGTTGCACTTTCTTTGACCTGAATACCAGCCCAAAGAATTACAGTGTCCGTAGGAACAGTCAAAGCTTGCACAATGTCACCTGAAGAACAATCAATCGCACTTTCAGTAAGATCAACAACATTCTCAATTAAGTAAGGTTTACGTGAAGGATTTCCTTTTCCGTGGGCGGATTTTAGAAATGTAGTAAGAGTAGCCATAAGTTATTTCCTCCCTTATGCTGCGTTATATTTAGCAGTAACGATTGCTTCTGGACGAAGAATCTTCCTACCGTATAGATGCATACCACGAACGATGTCAGCAAAGCTGTCAGGATCTCGATACGATTCGGTTTTATTGATCTGCTCAGCAGTTGCTACAGCAGAGTCATGTCCAGCTACCAGAACACCAAAGTTAGTGTTTTGGTTTGCAGTGCCTGTTGTTCCCGGCCCTGTGCCTACGGCTGGTAAGTTACTTGAAGAATACAAACGGAAGCCGTGGAAGTTATTAATAACTAATCCGTTACGTAACGCACCTGATTCACCGAAGTCAGCATTCATGAATCTAGAATCTTCGTCTGCGAGGATTTCTAAAAACACTGGATCGACTACCAGCCAGCGACCTTGTGAGTCAACTTGCTGTTGGTCTAGTAAACGCTTCATACGTGCAACGACCATTGCAGGAGATGCAACAGCAGTTGGAAGAGCAGTTGCTCCCGGTAAACGTGGTGCTAATGGGATCGAGTGATCTCCAGCAGAGCTTGTTGTTATGTTACCAAATGAACTTTTAATTAACTTCATTGATGACAATAACTCGTCAGTACCAGCAGTAGCTACAGCAACAGTGCCGTTTACAGTAGTGTTAACAGCGTCAGCATTTGCGTGAACAGTGCCTTGCTTATAACCTGCTAAGTAACCTAGTACTTCTTGGTCATGATTATCAGCCAAGCGGTAAGCCGCACGGTTGGTTGCCATGTCCATAAAATTCAAATGACTATGCGCTTCTTCAATATCATCAATCTTAAATGCAAAGTAGTTTGCTTTGTCGATTGTAAGTGAAAAATCTTCGTCATCTAAATCTTGTGCAGATACTTGAGTACCACGAGAATAGCTTTTTACACTCACCTCAGGTTCTTTGATAATTTTCACTGTATCGCCTTGTGCAGCGATCTCACCGAAATAATCAGAGTTAGTTATGTCGCCACATACTGTGGACTTGCGGAATGCAAGTTGTACTTTTTTAGAATAAATAATTGAACTGAAATTGCCGTTAGGTAAATTTCCGTGTCCGGTTGCGGATGCAAAAGCCATGAGTAAATCCTCCGTTAGGTGTTTGGCTTATTTTTAAGTAAGCTAAACGAACCGATAAGAGGCTGTACTTTTTAGGGTGCATGTATATCTAAGTTGTAAGGATCAGTTACAGATCTTAAACACCACGGGCCTATACTTGTTCAGGTAGGTCTTATTATTGGTATGTTTAGACTTGATGAGATAGTGTCTTAATAGTAAGGTGGTCACAGTGTGAGGCTTACTACATCTTAAAGACACCTATAGTTATACGTTATAGACTATAGATGTCAATACTTTATTTGCAATTAACGTGCACCGCCTGTCATATCGTAGGCAAACTTACCTGCACGTATTGCTTCCATGATAGCATCAGAATGTTTTTCATACTGATCAGACGACATCTTGTGTACCTGAGACTCGCTGTACTCGATAGTACCTTCGTTAGAGTCAGGCTTAGTAGAACGTTTAGTTACTACTGCAGAAGCCGCATCTTTATTAGATTTCTTTTTAGACTTATTATCTAAACCATTGTGCATCTTGTATAGATCTATTACACGAGCAACTGATGCAGGATCTTCAGAGTTGTCATATAAGGCATCTTTGACCCACTTAGGTTCTTTCTTAGCCCAATCGTGGAAAGCGTCACTGTCACGTAGTTCATCAAAGTCAGGATGTATAGCTCTGATTTCTTGCTCTAACTTACTGCGAGTAGCTTCTTCACTAATACGATCAATCTCTTGTAGTCTTGCCTCAGCACCAGAGAATCGTTCCTCTGCTTTCTTAGATGCAATAGTTTCTACTATAGCGGCAATGTCAGGGAACTCGCTTGCCCATGCCTCAATGTCTTCATCAGACTTAGGTGGCCTAAGAGTACCACTGGTTTCAGCATTCTCTAGTTTAGTTTGTAATTGTTTAATCTCTGCAGATTGTTTATTTAAATGATCACGTAAGTCACTGTAACGTTTCTTATAAGTACGTTCTTCACTGGTTAGCGCTTCATCTTCTTCAACAGATTCTTTACTGAGTTCTTTAGATTCACCATCAGGTTCTTTATCTTCTGAAGTATCTTCCTCATTTGATTGTCCTTCCATAAGCTTTTCTAGTGCTTCTTCTTCTTCTTGTATTCGCCGTTGATTAGCTTTATTGTTATACTTTGGATCAACGAACCCTGCAATTTTAGGTGACGATATTGTTTCTAATTCAGGCATATTGTTTTCCTTTATGTTGGGGCCAGCCTAAGCTGGGTAGCCTTATAGTTTTTTATAGGATAGTCTTTGTGTTATTTCTTTTTCTTTTTCATCAGGCCGCCTTTATTAAAGCCACCAGAACCACCACTTGCTATATTTTTAAGTTGGGCATTTACTTTGTTTAAATTCTTTTGAGTGTCAGCTTTACCTCCAACAGTAGCTCCTGATGTTGTTTTTCTTTTTTTAGATTTTGCTACTTGTGCTATAGCTTCTTTTTGACCTTCTGATGTAGGTTCTAATGCTTTAGATGCTGCTTCTTTGTTCTTTGCTTTTACTAATTCTGAAGCTTTAAAGGCTTCTCTAGCTTGAACTTTTTCTCTCGGCGTAGTAATTTCTACTCTATTAATACCCTTCTTAGCAAACAAATCATCCCCAAGCTTATCATTGATTATATCAGATAGACCCCAACCATTAGAAACTAGACCCATAGCAAAACCGTCTAAGCCATTTGCTTTCTTATATTGTGCGGCTAGTTCCTTAAGTTCTGCAATCTCTTCGGGAGATGTCTCTCCTTGCTTTTCTAACATACGTATGTGTGCATTAGTCTGACCTAGTATCATAAGTTCTGGTCTTTTACCCATAATGCCCGACTTATCAAACTTACTAATAACCTGTATAATACCGGCTTGTGCTTCTAGTTCAGCTTCCATAGATCGTTTAGTAGTTTGATACAAACCTTCCGTACTACTATAATCATACCTTTTCATCCAATCAGTATCTTTCTTGGATTCTTCTAGTAGCTTCTGAGAGTCACTACGAGTATCTGGATCTCTATTATCACCACCTCCCGTAGGTTCTACTGGAGTAACTACTGCTGGTTTTATTACGTAACCTGCAGGTACAACTTGTAAGGGTTGATTGGTAGCTTTGTCATGAGATATCATCATAGTGTCACCTGTAGTAGGGTTGTGATACTCTACCATG